CTACCATTGGAAGACAATAAACATTATCTCTCAATCGAACTATTCAATTTATATTAATGGCTTAATTGGACTAGTACTAGAAACAAGGTATTCAACCTTCTTTAGAGTATCTAGCTCCTTATGTCATTTGATAAATTGATCAGGTCTTTTGTGACCCATAATGTTAAAAGCTTTAGTCCATAATTTAGAGATGATTTCAATATGTTTAGATTTAGATCTATGCATATAGGAAATCATATCAAAATTATCCATCGTAACGTTTAGACAAATCGTCATGAGATCAACTTTGTTAGATTCAAAAAGTTTAAAAACCTTTTTCATTCTCAACATGTGATTTTCATATGAAGTGTATAACGGGATGGCCCGGAAATTGGTCCTATCAAGAGAAATCTCTCTTTCATTTGTACCTCACATTAATTTGTAAAAGTACGCAGAAAAAGATCTTCAATTGTAGGCCATATCCAGACGGGCTAAAGCAACTTCTTTAACCAAGGTCATGGCGATAAGTTCTTTTATATATAAAAGAATTCACTTATCTCCTGGCACTACTATCTCACTATTTTTAAACTTATGTGCAAAGTATGAACGAAGTTCATCCAATGTACACAGATTAAAAGTATATCTGATAGCTTGGTTAAAGTCATATAACAATTTTCTCATTTTATAAGAAGTATAAAATCTCTTCTTTTTAAATGGGATTTTGTTATATAACAAACAGGCTAAGTCTAGAGCAGAATATCGACAAAGGGCATATCTTTTTAAATAATCCATTAATTCTAAAAGAACTATTTTAGGATTATTAAAATTATTTAATATACCTCTAAGTGGAATTCCAGTGATCTCTTTACCATCTTTGATCCATCTCTTAGCAAATTCATAAGTATCTTTTGATACATGTGTTTTTGGTAAGCTGATGTCAACTCCTAATCGGGTCATGATTGCTTTATACTTTTGAGCAACTTTATTGTTTTTTATAACAATATCATCGCCAAGTATAATGTAATCATTAAAGTTAGTTATACCGCAACAAAATGCAGCATAATTAACTACCAGATGATGAGTGATGGTAAAGGCTGCTCAACTACTATAGGCCCCCATGGGCTGACCTACACTATATCTAAGAGTTGAGTTCAATTCCTTAGAAAAGAATTCTCTATTAGATAAGAGGTTAGCCCAGTTATTTGCAAAATAAGCATCATTATATATATATGATAATAGCTTCTTTTGTAACTTAATTGGGA